GGCATCAACTGCATCTGGTTCTACTGAGTCTGATATTGCTTCGGAAAGTGCTACGAAGGCAAGTGGTACTGCTGGATACTTATTTTATCAGACACAGAGAGGATATTTTTTCAAGTCAATTGATACTCTATGCGACTCTGAAAAAATTCCTGTTGTAAATCCAGTTGTAAACGAAGAAGTGCAACCATTTATTTACCAAGCAGGTAAGGCACCGAATGAATCTCTTATGAGAATTCAAGAGGTTGCTTTTGGTGGTGAGATTGATATGATGGAGAAACTTCGTAGGGGAGTATATTCCTCAATCGTCTGTTATTTCAACATAAATACTGGAAAATATGAGGAATATGTTTATTCATTGAAGGACACTTGGAATGATATGGTTCATCTAGGAAGTCAAACAAAACTTCCTATTGGTCAAGAGACATTATCGGAATATCCTTCCAGAGTAATGTCAACCGTTATAAACCATGAAAGTTTTTATAATGGCACTGGTGTTGCTTCAAACGAGGATAGTGATCTAGGAGATCAGGATGTTGATAACGCATTTCCTGATTTTGTAAAACAATATCTTTCCCAAGGTATTGCTAGATATGGTATAATGTCTAATCAGGAACTAACAATTTCACTAACAGGACATTTAGAATTATGTGCAGGTGATAAAATTGAAATACGAATTCCAAATCAAGTTACCGACAAAGAACGAGAAGAGGAAGTGTGGGATCCAGAACACAGTGGCACTTACTTAATTAAGAAATTAAATCACCAGTTTGACGTTAGTAGTCGTAAAGTATATACTGTGTTAGATCTAATCCGAGATTCTTATGGAATCAAAGATGCAGAAAGTAAAGTAACCTAATTCAAGGAGTATTAAATGGAATCTATTGAAAAACATATTGAGAAGGACAAAGAAATCCTTCAAGACCCAACAACTAATCCACAGATGCGTCGTCATATTGAAGACGAATTGCATGAGTTGGAAGACTATGTAGAGCATCATAAGAAAGATATTGAGGCAGGAGATCATCACGATCCCACATACCTTGAACTTTACTGTGATCAAAATCCATCAGAACCAGAATGTCTAGTTTATGAAGACTAATTGATATGGATCAGTTAAGTAACCTATACCCCACCATGCAAATTGGATCCGATGGATTCCAATGGTGGATTGGGCAGATTGAATCTAAGAAAGAAGATGACAAAAAAGGTTCTGGAAGATATAAAGTCAGAATCGTAGGTCTTCATCCACAATCATGCGATGCAGTAACATCGGATAACTTGCCATGGGCAGTTACGATGATGCCTGTTACCAATCCACATGTCGCTGGTGGTCATGCTTCGGTTTCCGATCAATTGGAACCTGGCGTATGGGTTATGGGATTTTTCCTAGACACCATGAAGCAGCAACCTGTTATCATGGGTTCTATTGGAAGAACTGCTATTTCTTCTGAGGAATCACTTGCAGATGATCCTACACCTGGAGAATCTGGATGTAAATCATTTACTACATTTTTAAGTCCAAATGTATCTGCAGCAGATCAAGATACTGAGGCAACTGAAGTAGCACAGACGGTGCAAGTTTCTGGTCACCCTGCAAATGGTGTGGATCTGAGAGACTCTGAAAATAGAAAAATTGGATCTGCTACTACTGCTCTTGTAGAAGCAAAGAATAGTGATAGTTCTGCTACAAATCCAGGTGGTAAAAATTTCTGTATTACTAAGGCAGATAAGTGTGGTCAAGAAACTAATCTCAATAACACACTGAAAAGACTTCTCAGTGAGATGTTATATGAAACTCAGAGAAATAATGGTAAGTTGGGAACTTATCTTGTCGGTGAATTGAGCGGTGAGTTGTATGACATTGTTGGTATTGGTAGAGAATACGTTGATAAAGCTATTAGAGTAGTAAGAAAATTTATAGCAAAAGTAAAAGGATATGTCTTAGATAAACTTAAAAGGGGTATTAAAGATTTAACTGATATCCTTCTTGGTGTGAATCCAGATGGAAATTCACTATCTCCTGTTACAAAGTTTTTCAATGATATTCTTAAACAAGTAGGATGTTCAATAGAAGATCTTGGTGATCGTCTTGCTGCATTCTTACAAGATCTTTTATTTGGATATCTATTCCAAGCATACAAAGATGCTGCATGTCTGGTAGATTCTTTGGTTGAAGGTATCTTAAACAAGATTACATCTTTATTAGAAGAAATTTTACAGACTATTCTTGGACCTATTCAAGATATTCTTGGTGCAGTCGCTTCTGCTATCAACATTATTGGTGATGCTATCAATTATGTTTTAGATCTTCTAGGAATTTCTTGTAGTGGTCCTGGAAAAAAATGTTCAAAAACAGTAAAAGTATGTACGGATTGTGAAACTGAAAACCGTGATGAAGGGGATTTCCTTGATAAACTTCTAGATGATCTAGATGATAAGTTCCCTAATACAGGAGAAGATTGGTCTCGTTATGTTTGTGAAGATGCTCAAAATGGAACTACCCTAAAACCAACTGACGTTAACTTTGTTGGTGGTGTTCAAAATCCACAGAAGGTTCCTATCATAGAGTATGGAATTAATAATGTAAATGTTACTGAAGGTCAGGATGCAGTATTTACGGTAACAAGATCTGGATATTTGGATGTAGCATCCAGCATTAGTTTCTTTACAAAAAATGGAACTGCAATTGGTAATGTGGACTATGAATCAAAAGATGGTCCTCTTGGATTTGCTGTAGGAGATACTGAAAAAACAATCACTATCAAAACATTCCTTGATAATGATGATCAAGAATTTAATGAAGACTTCTTTGTATCTATTTCTCCAGTAACTCCAGATACTGTGACATCTATCTCTACAAATAATGTCGGTAAATGTATAATCAATAAGAGTCCTCTCAATGGTGGACTTCCTGGTCAAGACATTGATGATGATGGTATTCCAGTACAATCAACTACATTTGTAACAACAACACAAAATCCATCTACTGTAAATAAGAATACTGATACAAATGCTAGTGATCCACCAAATACTATTCCTGCTGCGGATAAACCTGAATCAGATCTTCAAAAGTTTACTGTAACTGCAGATAAAAATGTTGTTAAGGAAGGTGAATTTATTACCTTTACTATTACAACACAGAATGTAGCGGATAATTTAATATTTGATTATAAGTTATTTGGAAATGGAATCACTCCTAGTGATATCGTAAGTAAATCTTTGTCTGGAAAGTTCACTGTTGTAAATTCAATTTCTCAAGTTATTGTTGGAATTGCTCCAGATGGTTTAGATGAAACATCGGAAACTCTTATCTTCTCTATTCCTGGAACGGGAGCAAAAACAAGTGTTCTTATTGCAGTAGAAGATATTGGAGATGATATTGGATCTGTTACTGAAGAACTTGATTCTAGTACAAACTTAACTTCTGATGCTTCTCCTGCAATAAAGACTCCAACATTTGGTGAGATAATTACTGATGCTGGTGGTGGTATTGTTGAAGTTAAGATTGATGATCCAGGAACAGAATATGATGAACCACCTGTAATTATCATTACGGGAGAAGGAAATGGTGCTGCAGCACTTCCACTTTTAGATGACGATGGAAGATTGAGTGAGATTAGAATTACTAATCCTGGTAGAGGATACAAATTAAACAAACCAGAAGTAGCACAGAAAGAATGTATTATTGATGCATTCACTCTATTGAATGTTGGTAGAAACTATAAAACTGCTCCAACAGTGTATATTAATGGAGACTCTACAATTGCAGAATCTCTTATTAATGAGAGGGGTCAGGTAATTAGTGTTAGGATTAAGAACCGAGAACTAACCTTTGATGGTTATCCAGAAGTGTTGATTCTTGGTGGTGGTGGATATGGGGCGAAAGCAATTCCATCATTCTCATGTCTTGATCCAGTTACAAGAGTTGAGGTTGGTTCCGCTAAGGTTGGAACTGGCAGTTATATTGATTGTCCTTAGGAGGTATAAATTATGGCATCAACTAATAAATTTGACAATCAAGTATTAGACAATGCTCTTGGATCTAATCGTGCAAAGTTTGCACAGCAAGAGTCTATTGCTGCTCCAAAGACAGAAGACGAAACTCAAGAGTTAGAAGTTACATCTACTGAGTATACCATTCATATGAATGGTAAGAACTTCCAGATGATTGAGGAGAATGGTAGTTTACATTTTGTAGACAAGAACCATGGCACTGGAATAACAATAGACAAAAACGGTGATACTTATATTATTTCTGGTCCTGGTGGAAATGGTAACGCTTGTTCTGGGAGACTCTTAATTAATTCCAGAGGTGGTCAGTTAGTTAAATCTGGAAACTTCACCGCTGAATACACTGCTAATACTAATAATGCTGCTGCTGGTTCAGGTGCTGCTTCTTCAACTACTAAAAAAGGTAATGAAGATTCAACTTCAACTGCTGCTAAGAATGGATCTACAGATGC